CCCAAGGTTAAGAATCAAACCAGGCACTCGCATAATTTGGTCGATTCTCTTTGAGCCATGGCAGCGCATCCTCATGCAGTTTTTGTGCATTCATGCCAATGGTGTTTGAGCCAATGTGGTGGACATAACTAGCACTCACATAATGGCCATAGCCTTTTTGGATTAAGTCCATACAATGCACATCGTCACTGTACCAATTCAGAGGAGGAAACTTTGCCTCCCCAAATGCATCACTTGATATCCATGCAAAGATTGGGCTGATCTCTTGGACCAGTTTGATGTGGGACTCAGAGGGGAATTTGTAGAAGTTGAGCCTTTCATTTGGCTCACTGATCCGCACATTTTGACAAGGTCTGGCCGCATCGCACCTTGCCGCCACCCACCCCGCTTTGTAGCTGTTCATGGTCCTGACAATGGCCACATCCTCCATCAGCACCTTCACGCTGGTGGGGGTCAGCACAATGTCGTCATTGGCCACAATGCAAGATGACCAATCTTTCATGGCCGCTTCAATGATCTCGTTATAGTCCTCGCCAAAGTTCCTTGGCTGGCCATAAATCTTCAGATCGGCTTGGAAATTCTCAATCACCGACTCTGGGCCGCGCAGATAGACCGGACACTCTGGCGCGTATTGCTTGATGGATTCCAGCAGCACCGCCAACCCGTGGCCCTTGACAGTGGCAATGACAATTGGACAAATCATTTTTTCGCCTTGTTTCTCGCACTGATCGCAGCTGCCTTGGCTTTGGCATCAGCCTTAGAGCTTGCGCCCCATGCCTTGAGTGATAGCAGCAGCCGTGTCGGCTCACCGCCCTTCATCTCAGGACCAGGCATATTGCCCATGCGTGCCAAGAATGATGCGCGTCTTGGGTTGTCGCCAGCCTTGACTGGCGCTTTCAAGTTCATCCCCTCGGCCTTTGCACTGGCCCGACCCTTGGCATTTAAGCCGCCAGACGGGCTTTTGCCCTCTTTACGCTGCCAAGCTGGGGTCTTCATTTCTTTTTCACTGGCTTGGCGGTTTTAGCCGCTGCTTTAAAGTCTGAAGCGCTTGGAGCGCCTTTTGCCCCAGGCTTTCGCATTTTCTCTTTGCTGCCAGCAGCAATTCTTTCGCGTTTTGCATGAATGTTTGCATACAAACCTTTCATTCCTCTTCTCCCTCTTCATAGTCTTCGGATTCTTCGCCTTCAGCCTCTTCGCCCGTATTGGGGCCACCGACCACCCATGCATCACAAGTGCGACTGGCTGCACACTTGAAATCAAAGATTTCGCAGTAACCCAGATCGGCCAACTTGATTGTTCCCCATGGGTCTGCTTCCATGCCAATGCCTTGGGCAATGCACTCTTTGATCTTGTCAGACACGTTGAATGCCGCGCAGTTACCGCATAGAGACTGCTTTGCGTCATCCATGCTCACATCCCACTGATCAGCCTTCTTTCGCCAAAAAGCCTCATTGGGCAGTTTGGGATTCTCAGGACCATAGCCCGCGCTGGTGATTGCCTTTGCGCGGTTTTTCAGGTTGAGGGTAATGTCTTGCGTTGGCATTGGGCAGTTCTCGCCACCCTCCATGTCCTCGCCTTCCTCTTTGTCCATGACCTGTTCCATGGTGCGTTTTAGAGTAGCCATTATTTTTTCGCCTTATTCTTTGCTGTGCGCTGACCGCGCATGGGCATCTTTGCCTCAGACATTGCAATGGCAATGGCCTGCTTGGGATTCTTGACCACTGGGCCACCCTTGCCACTGTGCAGTTTGCCAGAGCCAAACTCTTTCATTACTGAGCCGACCTTCTTTTGCGCTTTACTCATTGCCTTCATAGGTTTCCCCCATTGGTTTGTCAATACCCGAATTATGCAACCCGCGACAAGTTTCTGCGCAGGGGCTGGCTCCACTTGCTTGAGCCACTGCTGCCGTACATCCCCATGATTGCATCACTTGCAAAGGTCAGGACAAAGGCATCAGCCTTGTCTGGGCTTGGCAGGCCGCGTCTCTTGATCTCATCCTTCCCCTCAATGGCGATCTTGCCATTACTGGTGAATGAGTACCGCACTGTGGCCAGCTCGGCAATAAGCACATCATCCCGCGGCATCTTGCAGTCCCGAGCTTCGAGCCAGGCTCTGGCCCTGTACCAAAGCTCTGCCTTCAAGTTCCTGTAAGTCCCGCCCATGGCTGGGCTTTCACTCACGTTGATCCCTCTGGCCGGCAGGCCAAGCTCTCTGAGCCTGTCCACCACCCCAGCACCTAATCCAATCGAGTCCACCAGTATTTCCTTTGGCTGCTGACTCGGTGCAAGCGCCTGGTACTCGGCCACCACCGCGCCAGTCAGTTGCATCAGGTCCAGATTCTTCCAAGTCTTAATGCTCTCAGTCACCGCATTGCCTTGGCGCTTGCATAGCGCTGATCTGTCCGATCCAAATCTTGCCACATCCAAGCCCCAGATCATGGGCGCGTACTCGCTGGCGGCCACATCGCGGTTCAATGCACTCTCCAGCAAGTCCATGGCAATGACAGTGTCGTCATCTCCCTTTGGAAACTCACCGACCACCCTGATCCGGTAGACGTTACTCTCCTCACCATAGCGCATGGCCATCTCTTTGACGTACTCATCGCTCACCCTTGGCGAGTCAGTGCAGGCCACTTGGAATGTGGTCCACTCATCTGCTAATCGCGTGTGGGTGTCGTAGAAAAACCCACTGGACCTCACCGGATTCCCCAGTAACAGCGTCACCGCGTTATGGCCAGACATCGAGCCAGCCGCGGCCTCGAACACTTGCTCTGGCACACCAGAAGCCTCATCGGCCACCAGCATCACATTCTCTGAGTGAATCCCCTGCAAAGCCTCTGGCTGCTCTGCTCGACTTGTCCTGGCACTGATAAACATCTCAGTCGGTGCGGCATTGAACTCAATCCTCTCTTGCTTGACAGTCAAGAGTCCCTGCAAAGGCAAAGGCATCGCATTGATCCAGCGCTTCAGCTCTGCAAACATCGCGTCATAAAGCTGAGAGCTTGTCGGTGCAGTCACCACCACCTTGACTGGCGATCTGGTCATAAAGTACCAGAGCATGGCCCAGCTGCTTGCAGTGGATTTGCCCACCCCGTGGCCACTTCTGACACTTATCTTCCTATCCCCACGGGCTATTGCCCCAAGAAACTTCACTTGCCATGGGTCAGGGTCTACCCCTAAAACCTCTTGCACAAACAACACCGGATCAGGCTGATACCGGTCCACCCACTGAGCAAAAACATTTTCTTTCATGGGTGGATGGTCTCATAAATCTTCCACGCACTAGGACTCATCGCCCACTTGTGCGCTTGAAGCTCATCAGTCCTGACCAGTATCAGCAAGTGATACGTCATCGCCAAATCAAACCGATCCTCCTCAATGGCCTCCATCATCCGAATCTTCAAATCCAGCAACATCACCGACAAGTGCAGCGCCGTCAATAAATCAGTCATGTCATCCTCGCTTGCTTTAAGTTCTGACTCGTCACCCGATTGGTCCAGCACGATGCACACAACCACCTCGTTGCACTCATCTCCACCCCACCCTCTGGCGGCTTCATCACAGCGCATTTATTACAAAGCTGCAATTTGTGGCCATGGCAGTTGCCGTTCAGTCTCACATGATTGTTTACAAAATTACTCTTCATTTTCTTGCCGGACAAGTTCTGCCCTGATTGCAGTTCCCATGACATGGTGGACACTTCCTGTCAATGAACTCCACATCATTGACCCATGTCCTCAAAACCAGCCCACAGGCCGGACCAGTGTCTGGTGTTTCTGGTGTCTCTTCCGGTTTCATTGAATACCTATAAACCAACCAAGCAATCAACAAAACATTGAATATCAGTATTAAATAAATAATAATCACTGTATTTTTTGAATTTGATTATGTGGGTGCGTTAACCACCTATCACCCAATATTCTCAATGCCTTAATATACTGCCTCTGATTATGTCTATTCGTGCTACGCGGCACATAATCAACATTAAATAATTGCCTGACTTTAGTTAATAACGTGATATTCATATTATCCCCACGATCTGGTTAATGTCCACCCAAGTGTGCCAAACAATTGTGCCATCCAAGCTCATCAGCTTGCAGAAGATTTTTTTGTCTTTGGACTCATCAGTGTCCAACACAATCCACTCCTGGTCATTGATCACCACTGTCGCCTGCTTCGTTTTCATAGGTTTGCTCCGTTGTTTGTGGAGTAGAGATTGTCGGTGCTTTTTGCGCTTTATGTCAACTAGGTCAAAATTTTTTTAAAAAATTTTTTTTGTAGGTGTTTAGTGCCGCCACTGCCGCCCCCGCCAAGCCGGCCATGGGGGGGGTCGCGGCCACCGACCGCCAGCCGGCCACCGCCGACTTGTCCCCAGATTTTGGCCAACCTTATCCACAGATTCCTGTGCATAACTGTCGATGTAATACTTTGATGCACTTAATTCTGTGGATAACGACTTATCCACTTAACATAATGGTCGTTGTATAAAGTGACTGAATGCTTCGGTATTCATTTACTCAGAATCGTCTACCGATACGATGCTGCGCTTGCGCAGGGCATCGAGCGCCATGCTTCCCAGGTCGATGTTGACCAGGGGTTGCTGCTTGTCACCATACTCGTCTGGCGCTTGCTTAGAGGCCAGCCAGCGCCTTGTGTCCACTCTCAGCTTGGCCACCTGTGCCTCTTGAGGCGTGGCCGTGTCTGCAATTTCGAGGGTCTGCTCTGCTAAACTTCTGCCACCTCGCGTGCGTGCGCGTGCGAGGAGTTCTCCCCGCTTGGCATCTTTTTCGATCCATTTGTAGAAACCACCGATGCTGATGTCCAGAGACTTAATCACTGAATCGGTTGTTTTCCCTTGTGAAATATGGTCAAAGAGCATGGCTTCACCACCAAATGCGTGAATTTTCTTATTGATTCCTGACATCTCTTTGCGATCAATTGCAGCCTGGTCACGCAGTGTGAGCTGGCGCTCTGCAATGTTGTCAGCCAGTTCACTCAATGTCTTTGCACTCTTCTTTGGTTTTGCCATTCAGATACTCCTCGATTGTTTTGATTGCTTCGGCTGCTGATCTGGCGATCACTGACCGATACCCTTTTGCATTTAACTGCAAACCCACAGCGCTTTGTTTGGCTGAGACCACACCGGCCTTGGTCTTCATTTCCACAAATAGCGCATGAAACCCGTTTTTAGGCTCTAGAACGCAAAGATCAGGCATCCCTGCCAATACCCCTTCAGAATGCAATCTGACGCGCTCTGAGGCCGTTCTATCGCCACCATTGGGTATTGCCGCGATGATGATGTCCGGATAGAAAGCGCGAAAGTGTTGCACCACCTTGACCTGGTCAATGTGTTCAATGCTTTTTCTTTTGCGTTTTAAGTCAACCACCAATCAGATTCTACAACCGAGGGTTTGGTCTGAAACATGTGGCATCGGTGTTTGACATCGCTTGGGAATGCGGCCAGTCCTGTTTGGCCGCATTGATGTTCGGACCATGTGACTGTTGCCCATCCATTACGAATCTTTGCCTGGTCAAACATCCACTGCAATGGTTTTGAGTTGACCTTTCGATGACGTTCCATCTGCTCTGCTGGCATGGACTGGCGCTGCTCCACATTTACCGCATTACTGCACTGATGGCAGAAAACGCGCTCATCTTCCACAAACTTCTCTAATTGTGGATAACTTGTGGATAACTGTTCAACTTGTTGGACCATTGCTTTTCTCCAAAAACATCAAAAAGTAATCCGGTATGACCAAAGGAAATCTACCGCATTACCGCATTACTTTCGTACCATCCAAAAACACCGAGACTGGCCTGTGGATAAATGGGTCTAAAGACCCCATTTAATCCACAAGACCCAGCCATTGTCTAATCCGGTATACCGCATTACTACCGCATTACTACCGCATTACCGCATTACTTTAATTGCACCCACCCAAAGCCCTCATGGTCCTGTGCAAAGCGCTGGAATATGGCAGCGCCAACTGCCCGTCTTGAGTAGCTTTGGTTGGCTTGTGGCACTGCTTGATAAATCGCTGGCCACTCCAGCTGGTGCATCCCTTGGAGTTCTTTGGGGACAATTGGGCGACCTGGCCCTTTGCGCATAATGACCTGACCATGCTGGTTAATGATGGACTGGACATGGTTGCAGGCTTGGTCACAAATGTCTTGGACTTGCTGTTGTTTCTTATCGCTTTGGCGTTCAGCAGCTGCCTGCCTTCGGTCTTCTTCCGATGACATGGCTGGAACGACCAATAAGACCATCTGCTCTTGGATATCCCCATCTTCATCCAGCACTGTGTCGGCAAAGATATCTGACTGAAACTTGATTTCTCTGAAGTTGGGCTGGTAACGGGTCTTGACCAGGCGCATATAACGGGTCTTGGTCTCGTCTTCAAACAAAACACCCGTGAGGGTTGCATCACCAGTAAATGCGCTTGCTCCACGGGCTGTGGCATCTGAGTCGGCCTTGCTGATGGTCTTATTGGTGTGTGTGATGATGCAGACTGGCGTGTCCAGTTGGATGTAGATGGTCTGCTTTAAGGCGGCAATATATGCACCCACCTCGCTATTATCATTCTCATTATCAATATCCATTGTGGCATTGGCCGTGTCCAAAACTAATAATGGCCTGACATTATCAATCGTGTGATTTATTACATTATGCGCAAGCATGAGTAAATCCTTCACATTAGATCGCTTGGCATCGATGATGACAAACCATTGGGATAATGCAGAAGCACTAATCCCATAATGGCGCGCATATCCAGTCAGAGTTCTTTCGACTTGGTCCGAGTCTTCAGTCACGATGATTGTTTTGCGCTTTTTGGTGGCAGTAAGTTCGCAGTCCTTGGCCTGTAAGCCTGCCATGACCATGCACAGACTGATGACCGCGGTGGTCTTGCCAATGCCAGGCTGACCGGCCAGCACCATAAAGCTGTGCGCCCAGAAGCCTTTGACCATGTAGCGGATGGGTTTGATCTGGCCAATGGATAGATGGCGCTCTGGCCAGCCTTGTGGGACATCGGTGGCCACTGGCGCTTGGGCAATCACCGCTGCAAAGTCTTCCACCGCTGACTTGCGCTCGGTCTGCTTGGTTGGAGTTTCCCACCCGCAATCCTTGGCGTGTTTGTAGAGTGTGCCAAGCCCCACACCTTTGCCCTGGTGAAAGCTCTTCCAGTGGGTCTCAATGTCTTTAGTGCCTTGGTACTTCTGGCCAGCCATGGACCATGTCATCCATGGGCCAAGACCGGCTTCTCCAAATTCGGTGTGCAGCGCTTGGCCCAGCTCTATCCACTGGTCATAGTCGCAGTCTGGGGAAATATGGTGCAAAGCCTTGACGGCACGATCAAGATCGCTGTCTTCAAGCCTTGAGCCTAATTGCGTGAAGTCAAATGATTGGCTTGGTGGTGCAGGCTTTGGCTCTTGCAGCTGGTGCTGCTCGATGATGCCCCAGTCCATTAAAAGTTCATGCAAATTGACGGCCTCTTGGAATTCACCGACCACCGCATTGCCAGAAAGTAGCACTGACTTGCCGGCACTGTTTGGTAGGCCAAATACCTCAAGCTCTTGGCCACCGCCCAGCTTGTACTTGGGCAGCACTTGGTCAGATTCTTTGGGTGGTTGGACCCATAAGAAAACATGGCGCCCACGGCCTGAGACAGAAACCTCGGTCAGCATCTGCTTTTGTTTCACATATTTGGCCATGCGCTGGATGGCCACATTGGTTGGGCCACTAGCGTGCTTCATGTCCACATCGAGGCAAACCAGATAGTTACCTGATGCGCTGATGATGGGGCGCTGCTGGACTAGGCCAAGGTACTGGCCATGTGGGGCTTGCTCCATGGTCCAGACGTCTTCAGCGTTGTAGAGATCACTTGGGTCTGTATCCCGTGCCACACCTTGGCCAGATCGCTTGTAGGGGATTTTTTTAGAGCCTTGCAGGGCAAAGGTACAGAACACCGCATCGGGGGCCACAGCGCCTATTTTGCAGGCAACAGACTGGGACTGCTGAAATGTGTCGTTTTGGGGTGTTTCAGTTATGATTGGCACTGAAATTCCTTTAGTTGGGGGTTTCATTTGTTAGTTGCCATGAGAGTTGACCTTTAGCCTGGTAGCGTTTACGCGCTATCAGGCTTTTCTTTTGGCAGGGATGTGAATTCTATTCCTTGGACCTTACTCGGATAGCGGTGGCACAACCCTCAAAGTTCAAGCCCTCCTGAAGTCGGCCTTCACAGACCTTTGCACACGCCTCACGCTCATGCTGGGCCACCAGCTTGGCAAATGTTTCCAAAAACTTAGGCGTTGCATCAAAGCCACCCGCCTGCCTAGTTATCTCAATGATTTCATCTTGTGTCATTCTTTGCTCCTTACCAATGAAGACGCAGCCACCTTCTCACCAACTAGGTCTTCGGACACCTCGACACCAAGTTTTAAGACGGCACTGGGGCTTTTGAGTTCCCAAGCAATGAGCAAGTCTTTGAATGCTTCTTGGACCAGCGCCTCGTCTTTCCAAAATTTTGTCTTACGGCCAATGCGCATGGTCCAGCCTTGGATTGACTTGCCACTGGCCAACTGCTCTTTGGCAGCAGCCTGCACTGCATCGGCCCATGCGGCCACTAGGACCGCGTCATCGAGCATCTCAGGGGTGACAGTCGTGTCAGGCATGAAATCGCTTCTAGCGGCTTCCTGAACCTTCTCACGCATGGATGGGCAAATGGTCTTGGCCTTGCAATACCGGCAGGCATCGGGAGAGGGGTTTGTAGGTGCATCGCCTGAGAGCGCCAGCTCGGCTGCCGACTGCAAGCGCCTGCCGTGAAGCTCCAGACGCAGGCCAGACACTGTCCACTTGCTGTGGCCAACCCGAGGCTGGTAGATGTGCATGGTGCATTCAATGGTGCTTGGCGCTTTGAGCTGTCGCATCGCACCAAGGGCATAGGTCAGCAGCTGCTTGTTGTCCTCGGCCTCTACGGCCACCCTGCCCGTTTTTAAATCAATTATGTGCAAATGATTCCCATCAACAAGGACTGCATCAGCAGTGCCACCAAGCGCTGGGTGCAAAGACTTTAAGCCTTCATCCAAGTTGACCTCGATGAGCTTCTTTCTGGGGTTTTCCACCAGCGTGTTGACAAAGTTGGCATACCCTTGGGCCATAGATAGATGGTCCGGATCAGTGCCGGCTGGGACTTCTTTGCCAGACAGAATGATCTCTGACAGCTCATGGATGGCAGTGCCAATAGCAGCCGCTTCGCCTGCTGGCTCATAGGGCATGAGGGATTCAAGCCTGTAGCTGCCTGGGCATTGCATGAATCGGTCTGTGCGTGATGCTGAGAGTCGAGCGTGTTTTCTGGTTTCGTGTTGCATGGTTTTTTCTCCTGGTTAAATGATTTGATTGACGATGTTCAATTTTTTAAGCACCTTGGCCAAGACTGTATGGTCCAAGCTGGCCTTGATGGTCAGAATGTAGATCATGGGTGGGATGCCTGATTTGTTAATGTTCTCGACCCTGCTGCTGGCCTGCTCCAGTGCTGATGTGGACCAAGTGCATTCGACAAAGACAATGGTGTCGGCAGCACTTAGGTCCACACCTTCGGACATGGCAGCGATATTCCCGATGATGAGCTTGGTCTGGCCAGACTGGAAATCTGCAATGGCCTTGTCGCGCTTGGCCCGTGCGGTATCACCCACCACGATCACGGGCTTATGGGTTTTGAGTTCATCTTGCAGGGCTTGGACCACATCCTTATGGTGCGCAAAGACCACCACCGGCTCATTGGATTGGAGCAAGTCATCGATGAATTCACTGGCGGCCTTGACCTTGCGCATGCCAGCCTCGCGCATGATCTCGGCCAGACCCTCAAAGGCCAGCAAGGCATTGGGGTTTGCCATCAAGGCATCGGCATCAAAGGCTTGCTCGCGTTTGTCGTTTGGTAGGTCAAACGTGATCAGGCTGACTTGCGGCTCTTTGTAGTCTTTGAAGATGTTTTCTTTTTTGCGTCTCAGGACATGGGGCTTCATCAGTTCTTTGAGTTCGACCAGGTTAGATGCCCCACTGGTATCCAAGCCCCATGGCGCTGACCACATCTTTGCGTATCTGGCCGCAAAGTCAAACCAGCCGCCCCGATAAATGCCAAGGCCGTGCAAGATGGGCCACAGCTCAATGGGCCTGTTTGGGATGGGCGTGCCACTGAGGGCATACACATGGTCCACTTTCTTCATGGCCAGCATTGCAGCCTTGGTCCTTTGCGCTTTTGGATTCTTAATTCTGTGGCACTCATCCAAAACTAGGGTGTTATATCTGTCCACATTCGTAATGCCGTATTGCAAAACATCGTAGTTGATGATGGTGATATCGGCACTGTTTACCTCTGAAGCCTCGCGTTTTCCATTGACCACATTGACTGAGACGTTTGGCGCCAGCCTAGCAAAGGCAGACTCCCAGACTGTCTTGGCAATAGCAGGGCAGACGATGAGGGCTGGTAGGTTTTCAAGTGCAGCAGCTGCTGTGGGTAGCGTCTTACCAACCCGTGGCTGGTCGGCCAGTATGGCCCTGCGCTTGGACAGCAAGAAGAGCTTGGCCTCTTGCTGATGGGGGAATAGTTGCATTTCGTTTTCCTCGTTTTAACTTGTCAGCATCATATCTGATTTGTGCTAAAGTGCAATTTCTGCAATCGCAGAAAACGATTAAATCGTTAAAACGTGTAAACCTTAAAAGGAAAAAACCATGACCAGAGTTGTAACCGGTAAAGTTCGCTTCTCTTATTTCTCAGCATTAACTGCTCGCAAGAATGAGATGAACGGCAAAGAAGAGTTCAGCACACAAGTGCTTGTCCCCAAGACAGATACCGAGACTGTCAATCAATTAAAAGCGGCAGCCAAGGCCGCATTGACCGCCAAGTTCGGGGACAAGATTCCCAAGACAGTGCGCAATCCCTTGCGTGATGGCGACACTGAAGTCAAATCTGATGGATCACCACTAGGGGCTGAATATGCAGGCCATTACTTTTTCAACACCAAAAGCACCAATAAGCCTGGCGCAGTGGATGCCCATGGCCATGACATTCTTGGATCACAAGATATTGTCTCTGGCGACTATGGCCGTGTTTCTTTGAATGCCTATGCCTATGACCAGGCAGGCAACAAGGGTGTGTCGTATGGCCTCAACAACATCATGCTTTTGTCTAAGGGTGACTCGCTGGGTGGTGCAAAGCCATCAGCGGCCAGTGACTTTGGCGTGGTGGCCGGTAAGAGCGCGCCATCTGCTGCCGAGTCAGTCGATAGCGACTGGTGATCTGTCGATCAGTTTCTCAAGCGCCAAGTGCAATTGATTGACTGATGTCCAGAGTGGCTCAACAGTCCCAGACAGCCACCGGCTCACCTGGGACTGTTGGATGCCAGCCTCATTGCATACGGCAGACATGGTGATCTTGTGAGCCTTGGCCTTTGCCTTGATATCGTGAATTGATTGCATTAGCGCATTCTAATTGCGCTTTATGTATAAAAACAACACATAAAAAATAATTCTTTACAGATAGTTTATTTCTGTCATCATTCGTTTGTCCATATCACTTAAACGAAAGAAACGAAATGAAAAACACAACTTTTACCGCCTCAGTAGCTTCTGATCTCTTTAACGCTGGCTATTCTTGTGATGGTCATCCATTCATTGCAGAGCAGTTTTATGTGGTCATCGAGAATGACGCTGGTAAGCGTTTTCGTCATCAAGCCATTTTTAATGGCACTCAGCAAGTTATTTGTGAAGAGACTGGTGACGCTTATTTTCCAGATTTACGCGCAGAGGCTTCAGCCAAAGCAGATCGTTTAGCCGCCCGTGTTAATGCAGCGCTTGAAGCTGGCAAGTTTATTTCTCCTACATTTTGGGATGAGATCGATCCAGCTTATGGCTCTGATGAGTATGCAGATCAAGGCACAGAAGCCAAGCGCTTATTTGCCGAGAAAGCCGCAGCCTAATTAAACCCACGGGGCTTCGGCCCCATTAACGAAAGAAACCAATGAAACCGCAAACCGAAACCCTCTTGGATTATTTAACCGCCTTGGCCATTGGCGTTGGCATGGCTGCACTCTTGGTGGCATGGTGGTCGTCATGAACAAAAAAGACATCATCCTCATGGCCCAAAAGGCACAGTTTTTTGTCAAAGACAATGAAGCCTACAGCCCATCAAATCAAGAAGACTTTGAGTTGACTGAATGCCTTGAGCGCTTTGCCGGCCTTGTTGCTGCTGCCGAGCGTGAGGAGTGTGCAAATTTATGTAAAGAAATGTATTTGTCAGGTGACATGGATACTGGTTTGGCAGAGGAAGCCATCCGAGCAAGGGGACAAACATGAACTACGGCCCAACACCCAATTGCCCCAAAGACTTGTTCCAGTTCGCCTGCTCAGTAGAAGATGTCGATCTGGTCTGCTTCCTCGAATACAGCCCAGAAGAGAAAGGCTCGACAGATTACATTGCCTTGCCTTATGAGCCTGACTATGATGAGTGCATGACCCTCAACAACGCATATATCGCTGGCACTGATGTGGACATTGCCCACATGATCTTGCAGTCCATGGTGGACCACATTGAAGTGTCTGCGCTGGAAAAATACAAGGATAGTGATCTGTGAAAGTTCTTATCGCCTGCGAATACTCTGGTCGCGTTAGAGATGAATTTCTCAAACTTGGCCATGAGGCAATGAGTTGTGATTTGCTTCCAACTGACGCAGCTGGTCCACACTATCAGGGTGATGTGCGTGATGTCTTGGACTATCCTTGGGACATGATGATTGCCCACCCACCATGCACTGATCTGGCCGTTTCTGGCGCTGCATGGTTTGCCAAGAAAAAAATGGCCGGACAGCAGCAGGCCAGCGCATCATTTTTTATGATGCTGGCCAAGGCTGACATTCCACAGATCGTGATTGAAAACCCAGTTTGCGTGATGTCATCTTTGTGGCGTAAACCTGATCAGACAATCCAGCCTTGGATGTTTGGCCATACAGAGCAAAAAGCCACTTGCCTGTGGCTAAAGAACACCCCCCCCCTAGCACCAACAAATATTGTGAAAGATGAAATGATGCTTTTGCCCAGGAACCAAAGAGAGCGCCTGCACTATTTGCCGCCAAGTGCTGACCGCTGGAAACTGCGCAGTGAGACCTATCTTGGCATCGCGCAGGCCATGGCCAGTCAGTGGGGCAAGCAATGAACCAAGACCTCCCACCGGCCATCGATGCCTGTCTCGACCTGGTCAAAGACTTACTCCACCCAGAAGTTTATGGCCATGCAATCCCTGATGAAGTCAAAGCCCGTGCATTCGTGGTCAAAACAATGCTGGAGCGCTTGAAAGCCCGAATGGAGACCAGCACATGGCCAGAGGCTTAAAGCCCCGTGTAGAGCCTGCCATTGAGGCAGCACTACAAAAGAAAGGCAATCTGTCTGATGTGGACTTGGCCAAGCTGTGCTTTTGTGCCAGGAGAAGTGCAGCGCGAATCCTGTTTGACTTGCACCGCCATGGTCTGGTCCACATCTCAGGACACACCAAGGTCCATGCCAATGGCCAGTGGCGGCCTCTGTGGTCTTGGGGGGATGGGGTTGATGCCATAGCGCCTGGGCCAGTGCCAGGCTCTGAGCGCATCAAAAAATACCGCGACAAGATGAGTGCAGACGACAAAGACTTTGACGCTGCCAGACGTAGACAGAAAAGACGGGTCGTCAAAAGAGACCCTCTTGTTGCTGCGTTTTTTGGGGGTTGATATGGAAATTGAAATACTTAAAAGATTGCTTGAGCAAGCTCAAATCATTGAAGCGGAAACCGGACAAGCTCCAACAGCTGTTGAAGCTCTATCCTGGGCCATTGATGAAATCACTCACCAAAGAATGACTCATAAGCCAGCAGACCGCCACCACTTGCAGCAGCCAGAGCAGCTGCCAGTTTAGGGTCTACAAATCCGGCATGGGCTTGGCCGCGAATGATCATGTCCCGTGCAGTCTCTGGGGTTACATTCATTCGCTTGGCAGCCTTGTCAATTTGCTGAGACAGCAATTCCAACTTAGACGCTCCAATTGGTGATGTCACACCAGTTGCACCAGAGCCAGCACCCCATACAATAGCTTGCGCAGGCACTGCCTCAAGATTCATTGGGCCGGCCACTTCATTCTTCCACCATGGCCCAAGCGCTGTCATCTCTGGAACGCTGGCGCTTGCATTTGGTACTGATGGCACGCCTTTTTTAGTTGTAGCGCCACGCACATCAGGCAGGCCCACTAAGCGTGACCAGTGCGCGTCACCCACCGGCCACTGGGTTTGGAATCCGGTTTGTGGCACACCAGACGCATGGATATAGCTTGGCACTTTGGCTGATCCCATATCAAGAGCGCCAGACTCCACATACTTTGACATTGGTCCACTGTGCGCAGTGCTGTGATACGGGTGGCCAATGATGGCACGCATATCTTGGGGGAAATCCTTACCCCTTCTAAATTCAGCCAAACCACCAAACTTTTGGAAATCAGCAAATCGACCTTGGTTGGCCAACCAGTTGGCAGCAGTTCCTCGATTGAATTCAGTCAAAACCTCACTGCCTGGTGAGGCCATGCCAGTCAATGCGTTGAATTTGTTGTATTCAGCAATTGCTTGTTGTGGACCATAGATTTGTTCAAAGCGTTTAAATAGGGGGTCCATGGTGTACCAAGCACCCATGCCCTTGTACAGTTCTGGATATTGCTCTGCTTCGCCAATGATGTTTTGCAGGCGCTGAGTGTTGCGTGGGTTTGTGACTTCGCCAGCATGAGCTGCACCCTTCGCACTTGCAGCCGCTTTAAATGGCCTGTTTGTGATGTTGCCTTGGCGCTGGCCTTGTTGTGACATTTGCCAAAGATCATCTCTGGTCACACCAAAAAGCTGCTTCATTATTGGGTCTTCTGGGGCTACCCGTTTTGCAGCTTCAGCAACAAGCTCTTTGGGATTTTTATAAATCTCAGGGTAAGCCAGGCGCTGTGGTCGCATGACAGTTGCGTCTTTTTTGGTGATGCCTTTAGTCATGCCAACTGGCGCAAATGCCATTGGACCAGCCATGGCCATCTCTGTCAGTTCAGACAAAGCCTTCTTGTTTGTGACTTTGGCTATATTTTTGGGGTCGCCAAATGCTTTGTCATATAGGTCTTGAAACTTTTTGTCTTTCTCTTCAATACTCAGCAGACCTTGCTGGATTGCTCTGCCCGTACCCTGCAATTGCTGAGTGCGTCTGGGGTCTTGCATCCAGCCCAAAACATCATCAAGTAAGCCAGCCATGTTTACTCCTTATTGGCCGTAGATAGGTCTTGGCGCTGTTGCACCAATGTAGCTTGCACCATAAGGCACAGTCTTTTCAAGCATTCTCGCACCAGCCGCCACGGCCTGCTGCAATCTGGCCATGCCGCTTTCATCACGCAATGCTTTGCGCACAATCTCTGGGTCTTCTGAGATCAGAATCTGGGCCACTCGCTGGCGGTCCTGTTCCGACATCCCCTTGTTTGCATCACCCAGCATTTTGCTAACCACTCGGAATGCAGCCATGGGGCTTCCACTGGCCGCGCTGGCCAGATCGTCAGCAGTAAGTGTTGAGCCAGTACGCGCTGCCTGCATTACCGATGACGCTGTATCCGACCCGCCAAGAACCCTATTTTTAGCAGCCTGCGACTGGGCAGCTGTGCCAATGCGGGTCAAGATGCCATCAAGCTCGTCACCAGGATAAATGGTGCGCAAGATAGCGCCTTGTTTGGTATCAGGACTGGCCAGCACACCCATCATTGACTTGGCGCGACCTGACCCCATCTGATTGCGAATGGCATCCATAGCGCCAGCCCTAAACGCATTGACTGCGCCAGGGTTGCTGGCCATGTCTTCCATCATTATTTGGACTTCGTCTGCGCTCTTGCCAAAGATGGTGCGGCCTTCTTTGAATGCATCCCTGGCGCTTCTAAGCTGTGAGGCTTCAGCACGGGTTGCAGCCAGTCTTGGTGATGATGAGTCAATGGCATCTCTCAAAGCGTTTTCAACGGGTTTAAGCGCTGCTCCAACACCACCCTTGCCACTTGTAAAGGCAGAGTCAATTGAAGTCTGGATGCCTCGTCTGACAACTTCAGCATCCTCCAATGTTGGCGCTTTGGCAAACACAATGTTGCCATCTTTGTCAAAAGAGAAAAATGGTTTCTTACCTGTCTGGGCTGTGTAGATCGCGTTGATGTCGGCAATGGCCGTTGGTGATCTTTGTAGTGCGTCTTTAAGACTTACCAATAAATCTTGGCCAATGATGCCGCCACTGCCATAAGCGTCTTTGTAGGCTTGGTTTTCCAATGTCTTTGCTTCGTCATTGGTTGATCGGTAGAAACGCAAAACATTTTCATTCTGTGGGCGTGGTCCAACAAAGTTGGGATTGAGACCGCTGACCAGCTTCTGCTGCATATCTGTCAATGCTTCTTTGCGCAGTGTGTCTGGGCGTGTAGATAAAGCGCCTTGAATTGTTGTCGATGCCTTGCCGCCTTGGGTGTACAGGCCACGCACAGCTTGCAGTAATGTTTGGTTTTCAGCCAAGATTTCGCCATTGGCAATGCGTTGCACAATCTCATCTGTGGTGAGACCTGTCTCGCCTGCAAGACGCTGAATCTCAGCCTCTGCTGCCCTGCCACCGCGACCACCGGTCATGCGTCTGGCAGCATCGAGCGCCATGTCTGTGAGCTTGCCAACACCCATGAAGCCAGCCTGCACCACTGGGGCAATGGATGCGCCCATTATGGTTGAGCCTGGCACTCTGGCCGCACGGGCTGCAAAGTCGCCTTCACCAGTCATAAAGCCTGTGATGCCGCCTTGAAGACCGCCAAGCGCTGAAGTGCCTGCCAGTGCCTTAACCAATGGTGCGACACTGGCCGCCATGCGTGGACCAGTCAATGGCGCAGCTGTGCCACCAGTGGCCGCAGTCAATGCAGCCGCTGATCCAACACCGCCCAATGCCTCATAGCCTAATGCTTCATAAGGTGACTGGGCCTGATAAGCCTTCATCTTGCCTTGAATTTCAGAAAGCACTTTGCCGTAGTCTTCGCCAGTGACTGATGCGCGCAGACGCGCTTCCATCTCATCAGCAGAGCCAAGGGTCACGCCCTGCGCAATAGAGCGCAGGCGTTGGGTTGGCGCTTGTGGCAGTGGTTGGGACAATGCTGGCGCTGGTGCTTGGCGATCAATGTCCAGACTCTGCGACAAAATGCCTTGGAGAATTTGAAGTTTTTCATTAGACAAGCCAGAGACATCTCCAGCCTTAATCTTGAGTAGCTCTTCGTTTGTGAAGCCTTCTAGTCCGGTGCTCATTGCTGACCTCCAGAAGAATTCAATTGCAATTGTCTGTTAATAGCATCTAGCAATGGATTTCCACCACCACCACTTGGTCCACGACGCATCAATGAGGGGATAGTGGCTGGAACGCCAAGGGCTGTATTAAGGTTTTTAAAGCCATAAGCATTACCAAATTGCTCATACTCACTGCGCTTTTGGTTGTATGCCTGACCAGCGGCTGCATACAGTTCATTGGACAAAGCCTTGAAATCTTCACGTTGAGTCGGTGTGAGCTTCTGGCCGGTCATCATGTTGTTGAAATAGTTGTTCAGTCGGTCCATGCGGCCAGCAGCGGCCATGGCAATGCCAAGCTCAGTCTCACGCACCACAGAGCCTGGGTCTAGCAATTTCATAACCTTGGTTGCACCAGCCACATCACCAATTGGTGTGCCTTGGCTTAAAGATGAAACCACCTGGCCAAAAGAAGACTTCATGTCGCTGAAGTCTTTGTAAATTGGCTCTTGCTTAAATGCACTGGCCAGCTTCATTTCATTCTCAAAGCCTTTTTGGCCACCAGTCATATCAATCACTGGTTTCACATCCACACGGGTGGCAATCTGCTGACGATACTTGCCGACATCTTCTATACCTGGTTGGCCAGTTCCAGCCAATGGCCGGCCACTGATGTACTCAACGGCACGAATGTCAGGTGACTGTGGCTCGTATGGCATAGCACCTTGGGCAATGCGTGGTTGGCCTTGCTTGTTGTACTGGACCATGACAGTCTTGCCATTCATCACCACGGGCGTTGGAGCGCCATATTCAGCTTGTGATTGTGCAATCTTCAATACTTCTGGCAAACCTTCTTTGCGTGGCATTCCACCAATTAAGGCGCGTTGTGTTGGATTAAGGAATGCCAATGGGTCTGTGGAAGTTGCCACTGGTGTCGGCATTTGTGCGGCTAATTCAGCACGGGCGACTTTTGGACCAACTGGGCCGGCAACAGATACAGGCGCAGCCAAGGCCGCTTGCTCTGGAGTCAATGCAGTTGTTGGCTGAGTTTTGCCACCAATTAAATTTTTCCAAGACTCATTGCCAGCAGCTTCTGTTTGCATTTCTTTGAGTTTTGCACCCAAAAGCAAATTTTGAAAAGCACCAGAAGTGCCTTTCTCATAAGCACTTTGGCCAGCTTGCAGGGCAGAGCCAAGTGCTTGGCCCAGACCAATACGCTGGGGGCTTCGGCCACTGGCTTGAAGCAATGCGGCAGCAGCAGCCATTGTTGACTGCAAACCCAATTGCTCTTTTTGTTTGGTGGTCAATAACTTTTCAAGTTCACTATCACCACCACCGCCAAACAAATTGCCCAGTAGCCCATCAAAATTTAATTCAGCCATTTTTTACCCCTTAACCAATTAGGCCAAGAATGCCACCACCAATTGCTCCCAATGCCGTGCCAACACCTGGCACAACACTGCCTAGTTTTGCACCAGCCAATGCACCACCTAAAGCGCCAGACGCTGGGTTTGAATACTGGGGCGTTGTGGCCACCATCCCAAGATTGGCAGGCTGCGCACCCAGTGAAGACTGGACCACACCAAGGCGCTGGAGGCCAATGTTGCGGATTGCATCCATTTGTTGCTGGTCCAATGCCTGACGCGCACCACCAGCGCCCATGACCGCTTGAGCGCCACCAAGACGCAATGCTTGTTGCTGTGCAGCCAAATTACCGAGCTGGCTTGCACCGCCTAGCCTCAATTGCGCACCTTGCAAGCCAGCTTGCTGATTGGCAATGTCGGCTGCTGATCTGCGTGCAATGTCTTGACCCTGCAAAGCCACTGCCTGGTTAAATGCCTGCTCGTTTAATGTTGCCCCAAGATTTGCAGCCTGCTTGGCAAACCCTTGGTTAGTCAAGCTCTCGGCCACACCTTGGCGTGATCCACCAAATGCACGGGCTTGTGTGGCACGTTCACCAGTCTGCTGGATGGCAGCGCGTCTTGCTGATTCCAAGTCAGCCAATGCGTTGGTGCGCACTTGCTCTGTAAATGGATTCATGTAAGAGCCAATAGTGCCTGCACCTTGGCCAAGACCTAGATTAGTCTGCTGCGCTGTGATCTGACCAGGCTGATAGACACCGCCATAAGCCGCCATTTGAGCTGCCAAGTCTGTGCCAGTAATGCCTGGGCCAGCGAGGGCCGTGTTGACCAGAGCCTCCTCGCCTGCCTGGTACATTGGGTTATAGCCAGCAAACTGCTGGACCGGCAATGCACCAGCGACCCCTTGGGCCTGCTGAAAGTTGGCCAAGAATGCCTCTTTGATCTGAGGATCAATCGAGCTTGTCGATGTAGTTGTTCCACCTTTTGACATATTGCCACCTTATCCGAGTAAAGATTTCATTTTCTTGGCAGGCACTTTGCCTTCATTGATCATGTCCAGAAGTCCACGGCCATACTTATTGACTGAAGATTTCTTGATCACATACTCGCCACGATCTAGGTATCCAGCGCCATCATCTGGACCAGGAGGGTTCATGCCAAACAGGCCATCGACCATGCCGCCTTGGTTATAAGTGCCACTGACACTTTCACCAACGCCACCATCAGGGCCACTAGGTCCATCACCACCGCTTTCAACAATAGTATTGCCAGTGGCCAGTTTTGCCGCCTCGGCCTTGGCCGCATTAGCAGCCGCGATCTGGTCATAGAGACCAGGGTTATAGCCACCCATGGGCAGATTGGCCACAACATTTTGGTAAGGATTGCCCACTGGTCTCATCTGGCCCATGATCTGGCCATAAGGCGATCCAGTGCCACCCACTGCAAATGGGTTGTATTGAGCGCCAATTGGAATGGATTGATAGTTATTGAAGTTCTCGGCAAAGCCTTGTGTCGCACCAGCAAATGGCGTAGTCGCTCTGAAACGATTTCCAACATCAGTTTCTGACACACCAGTCAGGCCAGACACTTGGCCAGTCGTAATGCCAAGACGATTCATCTCGGCTGCAATCTGCTGGTCAGTCAAGCCTGGAGTGGACTTGAGCCAGTTTGTGAATGTGCTGAAGTTGGCCTGATTTCCTGTTGTTGTTTTATTCAGTCCAGCCAGTCTTGCCGCTTCTGCTGCTCTAGCATTGGCCGCATTCAAAGCAGCTTGCGAATTAGCCAATGCCGTGGCATCAGCAGCCGCTTTAGCGTCGGCAGCCGTTTGCGTTGAAATTAGATTCAATCTAGCATTGATCTCATTGACCGGCACACCAGTCATTTTGGAAATTTGGTCAGCTTTTAATCCAAGACGATTAACTTCACCAGCAATTTGCTTGTCGGTTAGACCAGGCGTTTGCAAGAAGTTATAGAGCGCAGTCTCTTGGGATGTGCCAAATGTTGGGGTTGTTGCACCACCACCAGTCGTGCCACCGCCACCACCACCACCACCACCACCACCACCAGTGTCGCCAGCAGCCGCTGTGCCACCTACTGTATTGGTGGGTGAAGCCAGCCTAGACTGGACAAGATCAAGTGGCACACCAGTGAGCTGCGACACTTGGGCGGCCGAGACACCTAATCGGTTGACTTCGTTGGCAATCTGCGTGTCTGTCAGACCAGGAGTCTGCAAATATGCAAGTAGTTGTTCGGTATTTGTGGCCATATCTATTCCCCTATAAATCCTTTGCAAGCACAGCCCATTGTGGACTGTAGCCTTCGTCTTTCAAAAATGTCTTTGACCAGCCTCTTCGGCCTGCCAAAGTCACCCTGGTGCAACCAATTGACTTGCCCCAGGATTCGATCAATGGTCGCATCCGTGAGAGTTCGTCTAGGTCTCCACCAGCTAAGAAGTAATGCAAATTCTTTAGCCTGGGATAGACAACGATCTCGGTTAATACCACTGAGTCCTTGGCCGGCCACAGCTGTAATCTGTGATCCTCGACCATCTCAGCGACATCGTCAAAATTATGTGTGCCTCCACTGTATTCTAAGGCAGCCTCCACATGATGGCGCAGCCTGTCCAATTGTTCTTGGTCGCTCATCGCTTGCCACTTGGGACTGCATCGAGTCTAAAGATGCCCACCCGCCAGTCAGCCAATACCGCACCAGTCACCTTCACATTGACCTGACGGGCTGCAAACCGGACATCAGTCGGGTTGGCTGCCGTGTATGGTCCAAACGTGGACTGAGTCCCAGTGGGGTAATTTCGGGTTTTGAATGAAACCACCGCCTCACCCAAGGTCTGCTCGTCTGGGACAACTTGGCGCACTGACATGATGTTGTCGCCATTGCCCAATTGCACTGGGCCAGACTCAGCATAAAGGCTGGCGCTGTCATAGGCAAAACCGACCTCATGCTCATAGATGTAACCATCAGTTGAAACCATCAACGGGTTAGTGAACACTCCAGCATCAGTGCCAGCAGTTCTGGCTAGTGAGCCGATGTTCCAGTGGTTTTCTCTGTAGTTGAAAGTGACATAGCTGTCATTCTCATTGCTGCCACTGCTTGGGTAATACCACCAGATTTCACCAAATTGGCTGTTGTGGACCGCATAGACTTTGGATGCCTGATTGAAGTTGATATTGCCAAAGACATAGTCAGACACATCGCTTGGCAGTGGCTTGACATACCCGTCATAAATCCAGAAACCAGACTTAGACATCCAAATGGCAGCAGTGTCAATGGCCGCCACCGCTTGGGCCGAAATGAGACCGCAGCCAGAGCCAGCCTTCTCAAAGCCATAGACAAATGGAGCGCCAACATATTGGGCCGTGTGGACATCCACATCTGTAAACAGTAGGTTTACACCCTTGACCCGCTTGCCGGCCAGAAGTGAGCCAGGCGTTGCCAGTTCATAGTCGCCTGCCTGGTTGTCGCCTGCCGGTGTCCAAACTGTATTGTTCTCTTGGTCGCACCACTGCACTTTGCGTGGATTCCCACCAGCGCCAAGGGCAAACAAAATTCGCTCGGCAGTCACCAAGACCGCCTTATTGCCTGTAGGCGCATTGGTAATA